CTGCATCAATTATACGTGTGTCATATACTAACTCAAACGTACTATTCGGACACTCAACTTTAACAGTTACCTTACCTGTATCTGACAGGTTGAACCTCATGGTTCCTAACTTTAATAATCCTTTGGTCTTTGTCTTACCTAACTGATCACGTACAAATGGATTAGTTATCTCTGTCTCAGACGTGAATGGTATACCTACATAAAACTTAGGTAGTCCACCTATCTGTTCAACAGTATCCTTTGATATTAATAAATCTGAACCATCAATTTCAAAGTTAACCTCCGTGCCAGCCAACTGTGTATTTTCCCCGGCAATTACCACAAGCATTTCTGGTGTGATAGTTGAGAAGGTTGTAATCGTTGGTGTAATGCGCCAGTAATCAGTATCACTTACAGATTCCAATTCTTCATGCAAGTCAAGTCCCATAGGGAAATCCATTGCATTAGCATTCTGATAAGCAAGGTCTACATAACCAATACTATATTTATCACCACGTACTACTACACCGTATAACTTATCCTGTAATATCTTTATGAACTGTACACCAGCACCAATATCCCATGTATGCCATGCTGATTGAACCCGTTTTTGCTCGGCCTCAAACCATTCATATACATATATAAAATTATCATCTTCATCGGTTCTCACAACAAGCATATTATAATCAGTACTTGATTCAATCTGAACAGCCGTACCTCTTATATACTTCTTAACATGCCCTGTTATAGATTCAGACAATACATTACCAGACAGTGTATCAACACCCATTTCCCTGACACCTGTAAATAAACCGAAGGTATAAGGAAAGAATATCTTTGTCGCACTTGCTACAGGTTTACAATTTATATTTGTAGTGAACCGTGCTTTTGATGCAAGGCCGAACGTATCAGATGTGAATCTTATATCACCTGAATGTATGAACTGAGCTTGATCGGAGAATGTAACAAGAGAGGCATTGAATACCAAACTGTGTTGAAGGTTCGTTACTTGGTTATCACTGGACGATGTATCAATTGGATCATCATCTGATTTTGTCAATACTGAATTAGCCCAAAAGTTAAAGTGTTCAAACGTGACTGAGCCACATTGGTTTTCTTCTGTGGTTAATACTAAACGTCCTTGGTATGTGATTATATCTGATATACCAACCCCAATAAAAGAAGGTTCCGGGTTTGAACTATTATCCCCGGCACTACGTTCATCCCATACTTCCTGTGTAAAATCAAATTCACCATTAGCTTTACGTACTAATACGTGAGGCATAGTGCTTGCTGTAAACTCCGTGTCTACACCAAACCCGATTGATTCTTCCCATGCACCACGTCCGAATGTAGCACCACCCTCAGCTTTGAACTGAACATAGTAATCATTTGCACTTGTCTTGTCAGCACCGCTTATCTTAACTTTAAAGTTATTAGGTGCTATCTTTGGTAGATTTGCATATTCACCAATTGAGTTACCAATAGGTATAAGGTCTGCACCATTCTGATCATCCTCGGTTGCTACCTCATATGAACCAGATGCTTTATACAATCGTATTACATCACCTGATATAGTCTTGGTTACACCATTGGCAGTTGCCCATGTAGCAAGATCAGCAAATAGATCATCCATAACATCAGTTGTCTTCAATGTTATACTCTTATCTACTGTAGTGTCTTCTGTACTTGTTGGTAGTGTTACTGTTGATGGTGTAGTGTATGTTGCTTGTACCACATCATCTATAATGATACTGTATTTCTTACCCCAATTTGCTCTTTGGAGATATATCATTACATCAAACACAGATGTTGATCCAGACGGTGTATCTGTCGTGGGTACTATCTCAGTATTTACAAGTAAGGTAGTATCTGCTACTGTGTGGAACTTCATCTGTTTTGCAGGGTTACTCATACTCAGGTACGCTGTGGGAGCTATCATATTCACTGTGGGTAATTCACCAGTAAACAGATCAACTACTGTTATTGATTCATCACCTACACCTATCAAGTATCGCTCAAGTTCATCCCCACGATCATACGCATGAAAGGCTGTATTAGCACCATCAGGGAATGTACTCAATGGGTAGTCACCAAGTGATACTGTACCGGGCCTTCTACCAAGACCATTAATAACGGAGCTTGAACAGTTTACTTGTGCCTCTACCTGTTCAGGTCGTCTTTCCTTGGGAGGTTGCTGCGATACACCTTGGAGCAAATTATCTATTGATCCGTTATATAATGTCATATTACCTCTGTGGTTGTTTCTGTAGTAATGTCTGTGCTGCGCCTACTGTTAAGGTTGAAGGACTTGTGAACTTAAGATTCTGTACTTGACATAGATGCCATGCAGTCTGAATATCTCTATCAAGATCAGCTACCTTGTTTGCATTAAAATCAAACCCTACCTGCATACGCTTCTTGCACGTTGTGGATATAAAAGTATACATAGTCGGGGGTAATTCTGCAAGATCCCATTCCGACATTATATCTATAGTTACTGTTTCTTCTTCTGAGAAATCGAATGTATGATTCTCTTTATCGTACAGTTTACGTCCACGCTTTAGCCAGTTTATATTATCTGTTAGTATTGCTGTGGTATTACCGGGGAGTACTACATCACCATTTTCCTGTGGTTCTAACTCCCATGTTTCTATATTGTACCACCACTCTTTTGATTGTATTTCTCGATTCACATCATCAATTATAGTACGTGCTGACCTAACATCAGGATGATTCAAATCTATTTCATTCAATGCAGACTCCCCTATCTGTACAAGCATAGAGTTAATTACATCTAATTCTGATTGTGGCATTGTATCTCCTGCGAAAAAAAGCCCCTCAACGTATGAGGTCAAGGGGCTTGTTTGTATTCAAATTGACTACGTAACGATTACACAGTCTTGAAGATAGAACCATTCACATCAGTTCTGTCAGGGCCAGCACCGATTGCCATGAAGGCATCAATGAACCATGTCAACAGTCTATCATCCCAATATACTTTGGAAGTAAGAGGAATAGACTGAGCTACCTGAATAGACTCAGGAGTTGCGAACAATGCAACAGCATAGGATTCCGCTACGGAAGTCTCATAAGAAGCACCGTAAAGTGCAGCAGGAGAATCAGCAAATGCAGGAACAGCAACGGTATCAGCTACCTGAGAGATACGGTTTGTAACAACGATAGGCATCCCAGACACAGCTTCGATCTTTGCGTGTGCATAGGAACCATTCATATCATTGAAGTCTCTGTTCAAGAGATCCTGATTTTTCAACAGTGCGAAATACTGAGCAGGGGCCATATACATGAACCCGTCTTCCATTTCAATTTCACCCTCAGCAAGAGCCTGAGAGAGATCATAAATGAGTCCGGTCAGTTTAGCAGGATCAATTTCATCACCAGCAGCCAAGTGTGTTTCAACTTCACCTTTAGGGAGAATGTCACCAGTACCACCAGTACCAGTTGTGGAATCAAACAGTGCAGACTTTACAATCTGTACGAATAATACTTCATCAATGGATTTAGCAATTCTTTTGCCAAAGTTTGCAGGAGTTCTGGATTTAATATCCAAGTGATCCTGTACGGCATGTAACATAGGTTCTGTTACACGGGCGATAATCGGGGTTTTAACCTGAACGATGTTCTTACCGACTTCAATCTGTTCTGCCAGAGGCTCAATACCGGGAACAACAGGTTTCAGGGTAGGATTACCCATCACGTTGTTGGACATGGTATCTGTACCAACGAGAGGTTTAAAGTTATACACAGATTCAAGCAAGGCTTTCTTCTGCATAGTCTCATGGACTCTACCATCGAATTTTTCGATAGTTAAGGCAAATTTGTCAACAGAGAAGTTCTGTGCCATCGGATAGGTTAGGTCTGCGGATACATCTTGTGCGGCCATTTATAGGCTCCTTTATAAATTAATTGTTTAGAGTTCGTAACGCTGTCCGTTTGTGAACCCATAGTACTGACCGGGGCCGTATGCAACTTTATCTGCTTTGGCTGTAGCCATGCGTGCAAGATCCATTTTTTCTGCATATGTTTTATCGGTCTTATATTTTTCCGAGGCTGTTATTACTCGGAACTCTGCTTTCGTCACTTTTGGGAGTGCTTCTTGCGTCACACCATTTCCTGCGTCACCTGACATAAGTTTACCTCCCATGCCTTTAATTTTATTATATGCTGCAACCGCAGCTTTCATTCCTTCGGCAACTAATAGTTTGTTACCTGATTGGAGTTTAGCATCAATGCTTTCCTGATCTGCTTTGGGTGCTTTAGCTAATGCTTTAGCCATAGCTGTAAAGTTATCTATACCACCCACGGAATCGTAGATGTATGCATTCATGTCTTCAATCTTTTTATTACCATCGTCAATAGTTGTCTGACCTTTAAGTTTAGCAAGTTCAACCTCAACTGTCAATCGCTGTAAGTGCGCATCAACAAGTGCAGGGTCAAGTTTTGTCTTAAGGTCAGCAATAGCTGCGTCAGATATTTTACCAGTTTCGACCAGTTCTTTTGACAGGGCATCTACATCGAATCCTGCTTCTTTTAACTTTGTGTCTACTTCTGCGTTCTGATCTGTTGTACTCTCATCCTTAGATACATCTGGCTTAACCTCTGGCGTAACCGTTGTTTCAGGTTCACCGGGTTTGAACTCCAAGGTATCTGGCCCAGCAGTTTCCTCAGCAGGTTTATTTGGATCGACTGTAGCATCTGTGACCACTGTTGTGTCACCTTCTGGTTTAGTCTCAACTGTACCTCCTGTTGCTTCTGCAAGCTTTGCGAGAGTTCGTTCGTTTAGTTCTTCTGCTGACATGTATTATGCTCCCTGTTGTAGTCCTTCTGCGATCTGTCCTGCATCAGCTTTCTTTAGCATTTCCTGACCAGCCATAGCTTGTGCTTGCTGTTCCTGTGCCATCTTCTGTGATGCAACAAATTCTTCCTCAGTCATAACAATCTGAGTACTATCAACATCCCTACCATTAGCCAACATATTCGCAAGGTTATCAATCTTAAGCCTTGCACGTACATCTTCTGGTAAAGAGTTCAATATGGACATATCATCCATCCACAATCGGACTTTTTCATTATTAGCATTACGTGACATAGCATCCAGACCAGTGACTATAACGGGTTCAATACTGGAACCTTCAATAGTCAGGTCTATATCCCGTAGCAATAGGGTAGCAACTGGTGACTGTAATGTAGAACCATAGTTACTAAAGGTTCCACCATGAGCCTGATCCAATTCCATTGCCCTGATACGGTTTTCTTCTGCTGTGACTCGTTCTGCATCACGCATCTGTGAGGATATAGACAAGAATGCCTTACCAAGATGCTGCCTGTAATCATCAATAACAGCTTTAATAAAACTGTAATCTGCTTGCTTATTCGTTTGTATAGCGTTTACATCGTCAGGATTACCGTAATGGTATGTCCCTGATGCTGCCTTATTCATTGAATTTACATCAAGCATGGAGCCGGGACGTACAAGATATTTAATATCTGACATCGTGGCTGCGCCAGTGACTAATGCTTCTGATAGAATAGACAATGACCAGAATGATGGGTAATGATCTTCAACCAATCCTCTACCATAGATTTCCCTGCGTGTTCTGTTCCACACTTGGGGTAGCCACGGCAGTAACTCGGCAGTATATGATTGGAATGAATCTTCAACTTCAATACCTTCAAGTGATTGATTAACGAGATAAGTTGTCGGGTCTTCTGGATCAAGGCGTATGTAAGTATAAAGGTGAACTTTCTCTTTGGCCAAATCCTGATCTTCTGTTAGATCCAAATCTGCCATTACCTTCTTACGTAACTCAACCTCAAGGCTCAATAACCCTTTTGTATCATCTGTAATTATCTCAGTCACATTCCCTGCTGCATCCCTCATAAGCACGTATTCATCAAGTGCATACATTTGGAGTTTACCAGCAGTAGGTGGATAGTATATCAATCCATTACCAGATATGATATTATGTTTCATCAGGTCTAACAACGTGGGCCTTGCATGTCTTTGCTCGAATGCCCATTTAGCCCTACGTTCCCCTGCTACCAGCAGAGTATCAATATCTGTATCATCTTCCATTTCTTCTGTTCGTTCTGTTTCATCAATTTGGAGTTTGAAGAATGATTTGTGGACAGGGAACAATTCTTCTACATATCTGTTTGCAAGGGATGAACATAGTCCAGCACCGATACTGTTATAATCTAATGTTACCTCAGTGGATGCTTGGTCTGCTGTCTCAGGCATTACATAAGGTATAGTAACCTTAGCATAATCCTTAGCCCTTGTTAAATATGGATCTCGTTCCGGTTTTAATTCTTCGTATCTCCGCTTTGGTTTTCCATGATCGTAATTAGATTCAAGGTTAGCCATGTATCCCCCTTATAGTTGCACACCTGATATAGATGCTTGGGTGGTCGCAGGAGTTTGTACACCAGTTTGATCACTGATTGTAGCTGCTGCGGTTTCCTTCTGTACTTTGAATCGGGATTTGGCTGTGGCCTTCTTACGTCTTTTGTCCCTTTCTTCACCAGTCAGGGGATCTATATTCCTGTCTGCCAAATCAGGTCTTGTCTTATCAATTACTGTGCGTTGTTTCCCTGCAATCGTTGCAGCTTCTACACGTGCGCTTGCTGCTTGTTTTGCTGCATCTTCAATAGCACCACGTTCTTTATACGCAGAGTACTGCTGCGCAGCTAATCCAGCTACACCTACTATGGCTGCTGTACCGACTGCTGCTGCTGTTGCTGTTGATGCTCCAAGGAACAAACCTACACCTACTACTGCTGTACCCATACTATTCTCCTGTGTACATTACACCCAAGTAGACGGGTGTTAAATCAAACCCAAAGGTTCTCATCAATGTGGCCGTCTTTGTATCTTCTGTGGAGCATTGTACGACAAGCATGGGTTTACCCTGTTCAAAAACCCAAGGTATTACATTAGCATAAAAGATTTCTTTCATCTTCATTATGTTATCTGTGTGTATATACTTAGGTAAAACGTGTAAATGTAAAACCGCTGCATCACCTTCGGGGAAGTCTATGGCTAAGTAGCACATGTGTTCACCGAATACAATACCCTCCAATGTTCTGACGGTAGTTAGGTCAGCCGTGGGGAACATCTTTGTGATGTCTTCATCCGATAGGCTAACTTCCTTTATTAAATTGCTCTCTGGCAAGTCTTTCTTGTTTTCCATTTAAGTCCTTTAAATGATCTTTAATGTGATCAATCCCGTGTTGAAACAAAAGGTGTTCATGTATAGCACCTTCACTTGGTAGCATACGCTTAGGTGCAAACACTCGATCCAAATACTGTAATAGCTGTTTAGATATAGCAGGTGCGCCAGCCTGTAACTGTTGAAAGTCACTTAACTGGTCAACCGATTTTGTCTTCGTGTATGTCAATAAATCTTGTGGGGTCAATTCCAACCTCCCTTAGTTTACATTTTATGTGTTCATCCAAGGGATACCCATCATTAAGTAACTCCATTGCTTCTTCTATCACACATGTCTTTTCCAGATCATCTATCATAGTTTCCACAAGGTACTTTGTTTTCTGTGGTTTATCCATTGTTGTACTATCCTTGTTTACCATTCCGGGAGTTGATCTTTACTACTACTACGACCAATTAATTTTGGTAGCAATTTCAGTAAGTTACAAAACTGACTAAACCCCCAATTTATGCCCTCTCAGGCGCAATTCTACCCTCACAATAGCGTTCCACATGACCATAAAATCGTGAGGTAATTCCAATTCCTTATCCAATTCGGGTTCTTCCCCCGGCCCTTCCTCGAAATAATGCCTGAACATGGCTGCTGTGTACCGTCTACGAGCGTCTGGCACATCTTTGAAGCTACCACGTTCGTATTTCTCGCAACCCTTCATACTGACCTCACATAAGGCTTTCAG